ACTTAAGGCTGATAAGTTCACTCCTTTATTCAGTGATGCCCACCGCTGGATCAAAAATGGTCAATATGAGCAATATTTGTTGACAGCTACAAGAAAACCATCTACATTTAGTAAACCCAAAAACACCCCTTTTTAAACACCATGAGACACAATCCTTTTGAAGCAAAAATACTTGGAGGCTCATATCAAAATCATCTAGAATTTCAACGAAAAAAAATAAAAAACATAAAACTATTCTTTCTGAAATAAAAACTATTTCTGAGACTAATGAAAAGCTATAAAAGACGACCTATCGATAGAGAAATCACATTCCATGCACCTCAATATGAATGTTATGCCTGTAATGATTCTGGAATAATCCACAATTCTGATGGACTAATCAATCAACACTTGCCTGATTATGATAAAGATGACTCAGGAAAACACTGCGGTGGACAGGATTTAGCTCTTATATGTTACTGCTCCGCTGCTAATGCAACATACGACCAAGACAACCAATTAGTTTGTAAAGGCTATAGGAATGAAAATGGTGTCATAAGAAACTTTTATGGAGTTGATATTGACATCAATGTTGTTCGAGACATCCACAACATTAGAAAAGAAGGTTGGTCTAAAACTGCAAAGTTTATGAATAAAGTAATGAATCAACACAAAAAAAATCCAGAGAAAAACTTAATTAACTGTTCGCCAGAAATACAAGAGGTGAAAGACAAACTTGCAAACTTTACTATGAAATCACTATGAAAAAAGGTTTTGGAGATTCTGACTACAGTGGCACTGAATATGTCATTAATGGAAAGTCAAAAAATAAAACTGGTTCTGTTCATCCAGAGGTAGGTAAATTAAGACGCAAATATTGTGTTAAAGATATGAAATTATTTGATAAGTATGGCACTTCTAAATTTTTTAGAGATCCTTATAAAAATGAATTAGACCTTTATCCTGATGGAGCTTTTAATCATTTAAATGGCAAAGATAATTGTGCCGCTATGCTTTGTGTAAAAGTAGGTGAGGGAACTAGGGCAGTTCTTCCCATGTCAAAAGAAAAAATTTTAGAACATATTTCTGACAGTGGTGGCAAATTTGGAATAGTAAGAGATAAAGAACTTAATTGACATACAAAAACCATGACAACAGAACAACAAACCGAAATTTATTTATTTCCACCTAGTCAAATTTATTTTAATGATGAAGATAAATCTTATCATTTAGAATTAGACGGTTTTAATTGTTTTTTGCAATTAACTAAAACTGGAGCAAATGTCATAGAACTAGCTTGTGCTAACACTCCTGTACATAAAACTTATGGACACTTCTGGGGCTATAAAAATTATCCAAAAGATGATCGTATATTTGGCCCAACATTGCCACAAAAAAATACTGATATTATTCACCTAGCTAGTCCTGATAAAAAAGCATTACTAGCTGTTGCTGATGTTTTATCTAATAAAGAATGTTGGAGAAAAGAAGTTCAAAGAAAAGATCATCCAAAATCTCAAAAATGTATAACTTTCAATCCAATACCAATCACAAGAGATATATTAATTGAAAATCTTTATAAACAGATTGATGTAGCTGAAGAGAAATATTATGATCAAATTCAAAAGCTAGGAAGTGATTATGTAGATCACAAAAAATGGAGAAAAAGAATCGAATTTGTTTTTAACAGGTTAGACAAACTATAAAAAAACACAATAAATCGACAAAAACTAGCAATTCAAGCTACATTTAGACTAATAAAAACCTTAATTTAGTGGCAAAAGGTAGATCCAGTAAGACAGAACATAACTTTAGAATTAATAAAGTTGCTAAACTTTTGTCTGTTGGTACTACCAGATCAGAAATAATACAATTTGTTGCTAGTGAATGGGGTGTTAATGAAAGATCAGCAGATTCATATATGCAACACGCTAGGGCTATTTTGAAAAAAGACTTTGATATTGACAGAAGGCAATTTACTGCGGAAGTTTTAGCTCAATATGCGTCACTACAACAGGAGGCCAGAAAAGGTGGTCAATTATCTGTTGCTTTAGGTTGCATTAACTCAATGGCAAAAGTTGGTCAGGTGATGTCTTGAGCATACTTTCCAGAGAAGGTTCTGTTTTAGATCATATTGGTAGTCATTACACCGATATAGACACAACTGAGTTATTAACTAGGATTAGAAACGACTTACATCCACAGCAACAGCTTTTCTTTGACAATGAAACAGAAATTGTGGGGCTTTCTGCTGGATATGGTGCTGGCAAGACAAGATCCCTTTGTGCGATGGCCTTGAAGTTGGCGGCACAGAATATCGGATATATTGGTGCAATCCTTGAACCTACTGGCCCTTTAATCAGAGACATTTGGCAGACAGACTTTGATCAGTTTCTGGAGCATTACGAAATACCCTACAGCTTTAGAGCTAGTCCGCTTCCAGAATATGTAATCCATTTAAAAGAGGGAGACTGCAAGCTGTTATGTCGCAGCTTCGAGAACTGGAGCAGAATCATCGGTTTAAACTTAGCTTTTTGTTTGGCTGATGAAATAGATGTTGTCAGTCCGACCATTTGTGAAAAGGCTTTTCCAAAGATATTAGGACGACTTAGGGCTGGTAATGTTAGACAGTTTTGTGCAGCTAGTACACCAGAGGGCTTTAGATGGCTATATCAAACCTTTGGTACAGATGAAGCAAAGGAGAGAACCGATAGGCAACTAATTAAGATGAGGACTCAAGATAATCCACATTTACCTAGTGACTTTATTGAACGTATGGAGGCAAACTATGATCCATCAATGCTGGCTGCTTATCTCAACGGAGAATTTGTCAACCTAACCACAGGAATGGTCTATTCTAGATTTACCAGAGAGCAGAATGTTACTAATGTCATGCCTGAGATTGGCCTTGAACCATTAAGGATTGGCTTGGATTTCAATATTGGTAATATGAACTGCGTGATAGGAATTATTCAAGATCAAAAATTGTTAATATTTGACGAAATATCTGGGGTTCACGATACAGATGCTCTAGCACAAACCATCAAATCCAGATACCCTATGAACAAGATATATATTTACCCAGATGCTAGTGGAGGGAACAGGAGTACAAATGCAAGTCAGACAGACATTGAAATTCTGGCTGGATATGGTTTCAGCAATCAAAGCCCCCGCAGCAACCCGCCAGTCAGAGATAGGGTCGCTTCCGTACAGGCTCTATTATGTAACGGCAAAGGGGAAAGCCGTTTACAAATCCATGCCAGTTGCAGAAAGCTAATTGAATCAATGGAACTACAGTCATACAATGAAAAGGGAGAACCAGATAAAGAATCTGGCTATGACCATATGGCTGATTCTGTGGGATATTTAATATGGCGCGAGTTCAATCCTTTATTTGCTAGGGCGGGCAAACCTACAGGAATTAGAATATATTAAGATCATGGTATTATTGAGGCAAAACTGTGTATAGCTCACTAAATATTTACGACCAGCAACTAGCAATAAAGCCTAATACCGTAGAATCACCAAATGCGGCATATCAACGCATGGCTGTGTTTTGGCCTTTGATAGAAGATTTAAAAGAAGGATCATACAAGATTAAAAGCAAGCATAGAAAATATTTATTTCCAGAGCCTAGAGAAAGCACAGAAAGCTATGACTCAAGACTAAATAGAAGCACTGTTGTTCCTTTTATGCAGAGGATAGAAAAGATGCTTGCAGGGATGCTAGTAAGAAAACCGATAAGACTTGATAATGTTTCCGATTTAGTCAGGGAGCAACTTTTTGACGTAGATCTTGAGCAAAATGATCTGAATGTGTGGTTGTATCAAACAGCAAGAACAGTAATATCATTCGGGCATTGTGGGGTACTTGTAGATGCACCAAAGGAAGGCGAGAAGGCAAGGCCATACTGGGTAACATACAAGCCATCAGATATTTTAGGCTGGAGGACTGAAATCATAGAAGGGGCAAGAGAACTCACACAAGTGCGATTATTAGAGAATGTTGTAGAGCCAGATGGAAAGTATGGTGAAAAAACTATTACTCAGATTAGGGTTTTAGAGCGTGGTAGATATGAAATTCACAGAAGGGACGAAAAGAAAAGTGAATATAAGTTGTATGAGGAGGGTGAAATGAGCCTTAAAGATAAGATTCCATTTGCATTAGCATATTCCAATAGAACAGGCTTTTTTGAATCACGCAGCCCTTTGTATGACATAGCAGAGTTAAATCTTAAGCATTATCAGATTCAATCAGATTTGGATAATATTCTGCATATCAGTGCTGTTCCAAATTTAGTTGTTTTTGGCTTTCCCAATAGTGATGAGATAACAACAGGCCCAAATGAAGCATTATCATTACCGCCAGAATCAAGAATGGAATATGTTTCACCCGCAGCAGATAGCTATAACGCTCAATTTAAAAGGTTGGAGGACATTGAAAAGCAGATAAATACATTGTCACTTGCTGCTGTTCTTGGTCAAAAGCTTGTTGGAGAAACCGCTGAAGCAAAAAGAATTGACCGTTCACAGAATGACAGCACTATGATGGTTGTTGCCCAACAGATGCAAGATCTGATTGATAATTGTCTTAAGTTTCATAGTGAATATCTTAATGAACCTAACGCCGGAAGTAGTTTTGTTAATAGAGATTTTGTTACAGCAAGATTAGAACCGCAAGAAATTCAAGCATATTTACAGTTATTCACCACTGGCACTATTACACAGGAAACCTTACTGAACCAACTATCAGCGGGTGAGGTACTTCCAGATGACTTTGACGTAGAGGATGAAATAGAAACAACACAGAATGGAGGACTGTCGGAAAGAGAAGCACCAGAAGAACCAGCTACAGATGATGATGACGAAGAAATAGAAGAGGCGGCTTGATGAATGAGTACACCAGAAGCATTTTTTAGAGAGACTATTGATTTAAACAGATATAGTAATGCTGTTGCAAAGGATTTTCAGAAGGCATACAATGACGTAATTTTAACGGCTGCAAAGAAACTTAAGCAGATAAATATAAGACAAGCCGAAGCTGGGGCAGGGGTTGTAATCGCACCACAGACAAGGAAAAGATTAAGGGCAATAATTCAACAGTCAAAGATTAGTTTGGATACTTGGTCAAGGACTACAACAAAACAGATGATAAAAGAGATTGAAGGATTGGCAGAAGTACAGGCTGGATTTATAGAAAATGAGTTAAAAAAAGTTGTTAAGTCTGGTAATGTTCCAATTAATTCTGTTGCTGTTAGTAGGAAATATGCAGAATCTTTTGTTAAAACAGATCCAACACAAACAAATATTTTTACCAGTAAAGAGTTTACAGAGGATGATTTTAAAAAGTTTGGTTCTGGAAAGTTTGAAC